AACAACAATGGCTAAAACAACAACAGTAACAACTTTTGACAATATAAGTATTAAAAGAATTTCTTTTAATTTTAAGAATGCAACAAATGCAATTTCAACTGATTGTAATGGACAATTAGATGGCGAAACAGAAATGCAGAGAATTGTAAAAAAATGCGGTTCAACAGAAGTAAAATCGAAATCTAAACCAATCAATATGACGGTAACAATTACTGCACATGTACCGATGGAAGTTTATCGACGCTTCAATGGGTTGAAACAAGATGAACGTATTAAATCGGGAATTTACTCTTATGGTCCTGATTCCGTAGGGGAAGATTTCTCTCTTGCTGCAGAGATCGTGGATGATTTCGAAGAAAAAAATAAGCTGATTGGTATGTTAGCATGCACTTCGAATACAGGATTAACATTCTCTATTGAAAATGGTGCGGATGAAGTAGCTGCGTTAGAACTAGAAACAAAAGTTATGCAAGATGAATTTGGTAAATTTTATCATGAAGCAATTGTTGCAGAACTTGAAGAAGACTTAACAGATCAATGGATGACGAATCTATCTGCTGATGTGATTAAAAAAACTTCAGTTGTGACAACTACGGCCACTCAATCACAGTAAAAAAAACGGAGGTAGCGAAATGAACGAAGATTACTCAAAAATTGAACTAAACGATGGAACAATTTTGAATTTAGAACCTAAACTGAATATCAAGAAATTATTGATGATCAATAGAGATTTTAACACAGACGAGTTTGCAAAAATGACTGTGGGAAAAGGATCCATGGATATTTCTGTTATTCAAGGTGCAAAGGCTGTGTATATTGCTTACCGCCAAGCGAACATGACTGATTATATTTCATTCGATGAATTTATCGATAAATGGGATTTTGATATGGCTACTGCCAGCTATATTTATCAATTGATGATGTTCAAACAAGCACGCGATGCTTATCAAAAAGAATTTGAAAAAGCAAATAAGGAAAAAAAGCTTCAAAAGTAAAAATGCCAAAGCTCTTAGTTGAAACGTGGGTCGATGTCTATTCGATGTTGACCGACGTTTTTTCTATGCCTTCAGATTTGGTTTTAAGCGATATCTGTTTAGATGACATTTTGCAAATGGCTTACAACAAGAGTGCTTATGAAGGATGGAAAAACTATGCAATAAACCAATCCCAGAAAAACTAAAGAAAGGAGGTAAAAAATGGCTAAAAAGAGAACAGAAGCAGAAGTAACATTCATAGCTAACGATGACGGATTGAAATCTACGTTAAAAGAAATCAGTGCTGAATTAACTAAAAATAGAGCAGAATTAAAACTAGAACAAGCTCAATTACAACAGACTGGTTCTGAATCAGACAAGTTAGGAAGTAAATTATCTTCTTTAGAAAAGCAGTATGAATTACAAAGTCAAAAAGTTGAAGTAACTAGCCAACGTTTAGCCAATGCCAAAAAATATTATGGAGAAAATTCCACCGAAGTTCAGAAACTTGAGAGAGAACTGATTAACCAACAAACAGCGCAACAACGTTTGTCAAACGAAATTGATAAAACGAGTAATGCACTAGCTCAAGCAAAAGGCGAAATACAGACGTACGAGTCTACAATGCAACAGTTGGATAGTGAACAAAAAAATGTTCAAGCTAGTGCTTCTCTGATTGAATCCGAATACAAAAAATGGCAAGCAACTGCTGGTCAATCAGCTTCTGAATCCGAGAAATTAGCGAAAGCCCAAGAATATGTTTCTCAACAATCTGAAAATGCAGAGAAAACGATAGATATCCTGAGACGACAGTTAGAAGCTACACAGTCTGAGTTTGGCGCTACATCCACAGAAGCAATGCAGATGGAGGCGAAGCTTAATGATGCTGAACGTGAATTTGAAGAGTTAGGACAAGCTGCTAAAAATGTAGATACAACTAACTTGGACGATATCGGAAGCAAAATAGATATGAATAATCTAATGGAAGCTTCTGACGTTTTAAGCGACATTGGCGATAAGCTTACAGAATTAGGGAAACAAGCAGTGGACTCTGCTAATAGTGTAGGTAGTTCCCAGAGTAAAATACAAGCTAATTTTGGTTTGACTAAACAAGAGGCTGAAGAATTAACGAATGTAGCCAGAGACATTTATTATAAAGGTTTTGGAGAATCGTTAGATCAGTCCACAGATGCATTGATTTTGGTAAAGCGTAATTTAGGCGATTTAAATAATCAAGATTTACAAAATATCACGGAACAAGCTATGGTCCTAGAAAACACCATGGGCGCTGATATGGATGAAACGTTACGTGGTGTAAATGGCTTAATGGTCAATTTCGGCTTGAGCGCTCAAGATGCAATGGATTTAATGGTTTCGGGTACTCAAAACGGTTTAGATAAAACGCACGAATTAGGCGACAATATGGCAGAATATAGCCAATTATGGAGTCAAATGGGATATTCAGCTGATGAAACGTTCGGAATGCTTCAAAATGGTTTAGATGCGGGTGCTTATAACCTTGATAAAGTCAATGACTTAGTTAAGGAAATGGGAATATCGTTAACAGATGGTCGATTTGAGCAAAACATGGATATGTTTAGTGAAAGTACTAGAAAAGCTTTTGAAGAGTGGAAAAATGGCGGAGGAACACAAAAAGACGTTATTAATTCCATGATTCAAGATTTTAGCAATATGGATGGTCAATACGACCAATTAAATAAAGCTTCTACAATTTGGTCTGCACTTGGCGAAGATAACGCGATGAAAGTTGTCCAATCTTTGACTGATGTTAACCATACATTTGATGATGTTAGTGGATCTGCACAAAAAATGAATGAAGATTCTACTACTCCGTTACAAGAATTAAACGGAAAAATAGCTGAATTAAAGGATTCATTAGCTCCTATAGGCAACACAATCATAGATGCACTCGAACCAGTAATTGATTTTCTAGGAAAGATGGCTGATGCGTTTAATAATCTTCCACAACCAGTACAGGATTATGCCGTAGCGATTGGCGGATTGACTGCTGCATTTACTTTATTAATGCCAATAATAGTTGGCTTCATGGCTCTAGGTGGTCCTACTACATTAATAATAGGAGCAGTTATTACTGTTATTGCTGGAGTTATAGCAATTATAAAAAACTGGGGCGCAATTACTGACTGGTTTAAGGGAATATGGAGTAAATTCACTGATTGGTTGGGTGGTACTTGGGAAAGTATAAAAGAAGGTGCCTCATCAGTTTGGGATGGAGTTAAAGAAACCTGGTCTGGATTTGTAGATTGGGTTCAAGATATTTGGCAAGGAGTTTCTGATTGGTTTGGAGAGCTATGGAGCGGATTAGTTGAAGGAGCTTCCAACATCTGGCAAGGAGTCCAAGAGACTTGGCAAGCATTCGTTGATTGGGTTTCAAATATTTGGAACGGAGTCAAAGAAGTATGGTCGATTATTTGGGCAGACATTGTAGGAATTGTTCAAATACCATGGACCTTAATAACGTCATTGATTCAAGCCGGTATTAATATTATCGTGGGTATTTTTGATGTAGCTGGACAGTTATTAGGCGCAGCTTGGCAAGCTGTTTGGACACCTATTTCTGATTTCCTTAAAAACACTTGGGATACTATGACACAATGGGTAAGCATCGCTTGGAATGGAATTGTAACTACATTCCATACTATATTTGATCCAGTAGTGGCATGGTGGAATGGTATATGGACAGCTATTAGTACTACGGCTTCAAATATTTGGAATTCAATTAGTGCAACAGCTTCTAGTATTTGGAACAGTATCAAGAATACAATCACTAGCTTGGTACAAGCAGCTGCTACAGTAATTCAAAATATTTGGTCAACTGTATCTAGTTGGTTAGGTGGAATTTGGAATTCAATCAGCTCTACAGCATCAAATATCTGGAATAGCGTGACTAGTAGTATAAGCAATGCTATAAACGCAGCTAAAAGTGCCATTCAAAGTGTTTGGAATAGTATATCTTCGTGGATCAGCGGAATTTGGAACGGTATCAAAAACACTGCTTTGAATCTTTGGAATGGAATTACAAGCACTATTAGCTCTAAAGTAAACGATGGAAAAAATGCAATTTCAAGCGGTTGGTCCAATCTAACAGGTATTGTTTCCGACATATTCAATAATGTTAAAAGTACAATTGCTAACATTTGGGAAGGTATCAAAAAGACTGTTAGCGCTCCAATTGATTGGATCAGAGATAAAATCAGTAGTATCTTTGATAATTTGAATATTTCTATACCACATATTCCGTTACCACATTTTAAATTGAGCGGAGAATTCAATCCATTGAAGGGGAAAATCCCAACGTTGGGTGTTGATTGGTATGCGAAAGGTAGTGTGTTTAATTCTCCGAATATTATCGGTGTCGGCGAAGCAGGACCTGAAGCAGTTTTACCTTTGAAAAGATCTGTGCTGCAAGAAATTGGTGATCGTATCTTGAGTAGCACATCAGTTTCATCTAGGGCACAAACGATTCAACCTGTGAATAACTACGAATTCAATTTCACAATTGATGGTAACGCAGATGAGGTTACTATGAAGCAAACAACTCAACAAATCATTGATAGCATTACAAAAGTTCAAAATGATAATGCTTCGGCATGGCGTTAAACAGGAGAGTATTTCTCCTGTTTTTTTAGTATTAAAAAGGATGTGAAAAAATGACTGATTGTATACATTCTATAATCGATGGATTTCCTGATTATTTGCATAAATTGGCTTTAGCTGAAAGACCAACCATACCTTCTCCAAAAAGACAGAGAGTTGAAACTTCTGTTTTAGGAAGGTTAGGTGGCTTAGTACAAGATTACTCGTTTGAAGACATGTCGTTTACATTGCACTATAACTATTTAGAGGATGTGGAAGACCATCAAGCGTTCAAGCAATCGTTTTATATCATGCGTCATTGGTTAAATTATGCAAAGAAATTAGAATTCTCTGATGATCCCAACGTCTATTATGTTATCCAGACTATCGATATTGGGGATGCAGAAAACGATATTGTTGAATGGGGAGAGTTCGATGTAAATATTACTGCGAAACCATTCGCAAGAGTTCAAGAAGATGTACCTATAACCGTAGATAAACCACAGTCATTTAACTTGCTGAATAATAGTTTAGAAGAAAGTTTTCCAAAGATTATCATCACTCCTTCAGCTACTTCATGCCAGTTCATCTTAAATGATTATGTGTTTAGTTTTGAAGGCTTAGTAGTAGGAACTGACGTAGTCATTGATAGTGATTTGATGCTTTGCTACGAAGAGCAATCGGACGGAGATATTTTAGATCGGTCCAACAAAATGAAGACCATGCAATATCCGACATTGCAAGTGGATATTAATTATTTTAATTGTACTGGTTTGAGCAAAATACAAATTTATCGTAATGGGTTAAGGTAGGTGAAATAGATGATCGATAATTTAATAACTATTTACGATAAAAACGACGCGAATAATTTAGCTGAACATTTATATGATACGCAAGGTTTAGGCGCTTTGTCAGACTGGTTAACAGCTACTGTTAGCAATAAATTAAACGGAGCCGAGATATTTCAGGGTACTTATCCAATAAGCGGAACTAATGCAGATTTGATTGTAGAAGGACGTATTATTCAGTGTTATGTAGATGAAAATCGAGCAAAACAGCGTCTACGGATTTATTATGCAAAGACTTCTGTAATAGGCAATACGATAGAAGTAAAAGCTGAACCTATTTTCAATGATATAAGAAAATCGGTGTTGAATAAATATGACAGTGGAACAGAAAAGATCACTGCTAGTCAGGCATGGCAAAACGCAAAAACTTTAGCGAAACCAGTTATTCCTTCACAGTTTTCTTTCTCGTCATTAGTAGATACGCTTGCTAATGTGAAGATAGAAAAGGCGAATTTTTTAGAATTCTTTGGTGGAAAAGAGGGATCTATTCTAGATCGATTTCATGGGGAATTTCTAAAAGATAATAACACATTACGTCATGAAAAAAGGCTAGGCACGGATCATAAAATCAAAGCGATTTATACTAAAAACTTAACTGGTCTTGACTTAGAGATTGATGCTCAAAGTGTTTTAGTTGGAGTTTATCCATTCATTAGCAGCTCTTCAGAAGGAGAAGACGAGATCACTCTACCAGAAGAAGTTATTTTCACGGATTACGTGGATGATTATCCTGCTGGATATGTTTCTTTTGTTGATTTTAAAGACAAAGCGACTGATGTAGCCACATTAAGGGAAGCTGCTAAAGACTGGTTGAAAACAAACATAGATAAACAAAAACCACAAGTGAGTGGTTCGATTGAATTAGTACCATTGAGGCATCAAAGAGGCTATGAAAAATTTGTTGATCTAGAAAAAGTTTCGATGGGTGACGGAGTAGATGTGTATCATCCACAGTTAAAAGTGAATATGTCAGCGAGAATTGTGGAATATACGTTTAATGTTCTAACCAATTCATACGATAAATTAGTTGTAGGAAACGTCAAAACAAACTTCTTAGAAAACACAGAGAATAATGTCAGCAATTTGATTAATGATGCCATTGATCAATTGAAAAACGGTGGCGAAATCAGTGATTTACTCAATGATATTGTAGATCATCAAACTGATATGATTACTGGTCAAAATGGTGGTTATGTTTTATTAGATCCTAAAGAAGCGCCTAGTCGTATTTTGATTATGGACACACCAGATAAGAATACCGCAAGGAATGTTTTACAAATCAACAATGCTGGTATTGGTTTTTCTAAAACTGGCATTAATGGAACATATGAAACGGCATGGACGTTAGATGGCGGATTCAATGCCTCGTTTATTACGGCTGGTGAAATAGTAGGAATTACTATTAGAGGTACTACATTAATTAGTGATGGTGCTGATTATAGAACAAGTATTGCTAATGGCAAAATGACTTGGTACTCAAAAAAAGTTAACAAAGATATTATGGAGCTAGAAGCACGTGATTATGTAAGTGCTGATGCCGGTATTGTATCATACACCATGAAAACTGGTGGTGGTTTCATGATTAGAAATCCACAGGGTAACTTGGTTTTTAGTACGTGGGATAATGGTAATAACAGACCGTTTCTATCTTTTGGTGCGCCCAATTTCAGGTATAGCAATGCTAGTTATGTAACTTCTGGCGACGGTAGTTCTTTAAGCATTAATGGTAGTGCGGGTAACTCATGGGAATTTAAGGTAGCTGGTAGGACTATGAAATTTACTAGTGATGGTATGCTAACGTTACCAGGTTGTTTTTTTGGTTCATGGGAAGATGGGAAACTTGCTAGGTTTGAACAATCAACGGTACAAGTATATAAAGATTTTACTGTTAGAGGTACTAAAAACTCAACTGTACCAACAGAACATTATGGACAACGACTATTGAACGCTTATGAAACTCCAGAATATTATTTCGCTGATTATGGGGAAGCCGTTACAGGTGACGATGGTAAAGTTCGTGTTGATATTGACCCCATGTTTGCTGAAACAGTAAATCTAAGTCGGTATATGACACATGTGACACCTACAGAACTAGTTTTGTGTGCTGTTACTCATGAAGATATTGACCATTTCATCATTGAAACTAGTAAGCCAAACGTATTAGTTAGATGGAATTTAGTGGCACACCGTCTAGGGTATGAAGATATTAGATTAAAAGAGGATACAGCATATGATAGCACAGTGCTTGACCAAAAACGTTTTTAAAACGAAGACAAGGAGGTATATAAATGGCTAGCAGTTTATATAATTTGGCTTTAGATTTCAGCAAAGAATTAAACTACACCAAAGCTATTATGGCTCGTCAAGGTGATAAAGGGATTACGGTGACGGTTAAACCGTTTCTAAATGGCTTGCAGATGGATACGAGTGGCGGAACATTTACTTTAAAAGGAACAACACCATCTAACCGTTACGTAGATAATGTTGCAACTAGTGTAACTAGTGAAGAAGTCACGTTTTCTCTTGATGGCACATTTATGAGTGAAGCAGGATATTATAAACACTGCTACGTAGAATATAGAAAAGACAATCAAATTTTAACAACGCAAGATATCATTTTTTTCTCACTAGGAGTGTCTGACATTTCGCAAGGCCAAGCCGATGAATATGTTTCGCAATTAGAAGAGTTGATTCGAAAGTACAACGAAACTTTTGATGCTTTTATGGCTGAAATCAAAGGTAGAGTGGATAGCTTAAATCAACAGATTACTGATTTAACTGGTCAAGCTAAAACGCTACAAGACAAGTTAGATGCTCTGAAAGAAGAAATTTCTAAGTTAGGTAACTTACAAGTGATGTACAGTAACAGCATCGACTTCGGGGGATATGATTATAGCGGTAAGCCGAATTTAATGTCCAAACTAAAATCGAGCGATTTTAACGTTGGTTACCACGGGTCACTAACTTTGGATAACGAAAAGTTACATTTTACTTCTGATGGTACAGGAAGCATTATTATGTTTACGCGTATTAATACACCTCAGCTTACTAGTGGGAAAACCTATACTCTGAGTGCGAAAGTTCGATTTGATGAAGGAACTACAGGAGCTATTGATAAATTACGTTTGGTGTATCGTACATCACCAGGAGAAAAGATATTATTGGAAGCAAATAGTACAAATATTACAACAGATGATGTAGGGAAAGAAATAACAATCAAAGGTACAGCTAACGTTAATTATCAAATCACAAATTTAGATCGATTTTATATGAGTATTAGCTTTGTTGACAGGGATAAAATAAATGGCGGATTTAAGTTGTACGACATCAAAATCGAAGAAGGCTCAACAGCCACACCGTACCAGCCTAATCTACTTGATGCACCGTATTATTTGAGTAAGGTGGCTTTGGGTGAGAATCTAATTAAACCAGAATCACAACAACCAGTTACTAATAGTAACTATCTTATTAACACCTATAACATTAAACCAATGGTAAAAGGTAAGAAGTATACCATCACACTTGAAGGAACTAAGCCAGCAACACAGGTTTTTAGACCATTTTTCACACGAGCAACAGGAGATGCATGGGAGGTTGGTGACTTACAACCAGTAGAAGGCTTAACTAATGTGTGGTCTAAAACATTTACAGCAGCAGATGACTCACACCCTACTACCCCACAAGTGCAGATTTATCAAGTACCAAGCACAAGTGTAGGACAATGTACAATTAAGTGGTTAAAACTAGAGGAAGGCAATACTCGAACCCCGAATATTAGTGAGTATAAATATCGTGGTACTGGTATGCGTGATTCAAACAATCCAAAAGATTATGTTTGGGATCTAGCACCAGAATATGTCGAAGATAATTTGGCCACAGATATTAAAATTTCTGAAATTACTGGTAAAGCAAACAATTATACCGATGGGAAAGTATCGGAGATTAATTCGCAGTTGACTGCTTCAATTAATGAAGTAGACACCACAGCTAAGGATGCTCAAACAAAAGCGAATGCTAATGCGACTGCTATAGATGAATTAGACAATAAGATCGATGAACGCATTAATGATACAGCTACTACCACATTAACAGTTACAAACGGGAATACCGGATCAGCAAAGCTTTATCGTGAAGGAAAAACAGTTTCTATATATTTTGTGGCTTTAAACGGAAAACGCAGTGGTGGAAATGATTCAACGATACTAACAATTCCAGAAGGCTATCGGCCACCAATTAGTTTTGAGCAACTGGTTGGCTCGATAGACCGTTCTACTTTGAACAGTGCTCAGTTATCTATTGGTGCAGATGGAGCCATTAAATGGCGAAGAAACTCAAGTTATGGATCGGATTATACCTTTGCAATTACTTACACGATTTAGAAAAGCGTGAATCGATATGAAGGCAGCATATAGACCAATTGAACCTTACGGATTCGAGCAAATCATTGTGAATGATGAAGAACATTTACCGGAAGAATGCACAGAAGTCGAACCACCGATTCCAAATTGGAAACCGAAATTCAATTACTGGGAGGGAAATAAATGAAAAACATTTGGAAATATGGACGTACTGGCGGAGAGTACGCAGGAAAAGTATTGGACGACATGCTTGTATCCGTTCCTTACACAGATCAGCCACCGCTTGAAGGAATTCGTGCTGATGGCGAACCGTTAACAATCGCTGATCAAATGTTTGATCCTAAATTGAATCAATGGATTATTTTAGCGAACGCACTAGATCACAACGATTTAAACAATCTCAAAGCAATGTATGAGTCGTTAGAAAATGAGAACGGCGATTTAAAACAGATCAATGCCAAACTCATGCTAAGCGATGTAGCAATTAAACAGGAAAATACTGCATTGAAAGAAAAAGCGGATAGTTTAGCACAAATCAATTCAAAAATGATGCTTGCTTCGTTACAAAATAGCAAAGACATTTCAGAAATTAAAGAGCAACTAAATCCAGCTTCAAAGGGAGGTGAGTAGTATGTTTAGTTTTAGCGATGTGAAAATGATGTATGATTGGGGCTGTTTCACTAACGAACAAGTAATGGTTTTCGTTCCGTTGTGCATTACTGAAGAAAAAGCAGATAAAATCATTAGCAAAGAAGAGAGCGCATCTTAATTGATGTGCTTTTTATTTTGATTCAAGGAGTTGTCACATGATTAATTTAGGGGAATGGGGAGCGATAGCAGGATCAATAACCGCTATCGTTTCTTTGATTTTATTAGTAATAAAACCAATTACTGCATCTTTCTCGAAGATTACTGAGACTCTTTCAAAAGTAAGTCACAATTTAGATTTGCTGACTAAAGATTTAGAATCGAGCAAATCAGATCGATTGATGATTCATGAAGAACTAAAGAAACACGATGAAAGATTAGATACACATGCAGAAAAATTGGTAGAACACACGCAACAAATTAAAACTTTA